CAAGCTATACGCTATCAGAAGAGTAGATCCTTTTCACTCAATCAGGATCTCAAGGAGGAGCTGGCAGTATGGCTCAAGGCATACAAAGGAATGACTCTCAACAAAGAATGTGGCACATGCATACGCAATGCTATGAATGATCTGATATACTGGATGCAAACTGAGAAGGCCCAAGAGATCAGGCCAGCGAAGATACAGTTCATAGGAGTGAAGCAATACAAATATGACTCCATGAGCTACAATGATCTCAAGGCATTGGCTCAGGAGAGAGGTCTGAAGATGGGCCAAGCTCCAAAGAAAGCGGATCTAATCAAAGCACTCGAATCATGATAGTGGCTCCTATTCCTGTATACGGCCGTAGGCCACTAATCAAATACACAATCTCAAGGCTACAGAAAGCAGGAGTCCAGGTGATCTGTATGGGCCATGATAGTGATGATCAAGAGATGGCCAGATCTATGGGGGCTGAATGGATCAGCATCAGCAATGATCCTCTTGGTGCCAAGTGGAATGCTGGATTCATGGCAGCCCGAAAATACGAACCTACAGGAGTGCTATTTGTAGGATCCTCAGATTGGGTGTCTGATAACTACATCGCAGAGGCTGAGCGAATGCTGCCTCAATATGATATGCTTGGTAAACTTGGATGCTATTTTATAGATCTTGGACCAAGCAATATCCGTACTGTGAACTGGTTCGGATATGGAAAAGGATCCAGAAGCTATGAGCCAATCGGAATCGGAAGAGTGCTATCCACAAGGCTACTGAATAAACTCAACTGGCAGCCATTCGACAAGAGACTAAGCTCTGGCCTTGATTGGTCCATGTGGCTCAAATCCCTGGCATCAGATGCATCTGTAGGAATATTCGAGGATCCGGATCTGAAGCTGCTGAGCATATCAACACATGCCTGGGGAAACAAACACAGATTCACAGATCACTGGACAGGATCACTGAGCAGATCATCAGAGAAACTAAGCAACAAAGATGAGCAGGAACTATTCAAATCATTCCCTGAGATCTACCTACTACACGAACAGATATGAAACAACATAATACAATCCAAATGAAAGAATGCCCAAGATGTCTCTTTACTCAAGACATAGCCAAGATATCAGAGAAGCAGTGTGAATACTGTGATCTGCATGATGATCTACAAGCCAAGGCAAGGCCAGAGGATCTCAATACTGAACTGCAAAAGATCCGAAAGGCAGGAGATAGCAAGAAATACGACTGCATCATGGGGATCTCCGGAGGCCTTGACAGCTCAACACTGCTATACACTGCTATGCGTTATTGGGGACTCAAGCCTCTTGTCATTCACTTTGACAATAACTGGAATGCTCCAGAGGCAATCCACAATATGACGATGATCATCAGAAAGCTGGATGTAGATGCTATCGTTTACCATGTCAACAAGCAGGAATATGATAAGCTAAACGAATCATTCTTGTATGCAGGAGTTCCGGATGCTGACATCCCCAATGACATCGCCATGACCAAGCTGATGTACGATACAGCTCATAAATACAAGATCAAGTATATTCTTAATGGCCATGACTTCAGAACTGAGGGATCAACTCCAAAGGGATGGACCTACATGGATGCTAAATACATTCAATCGGTGTACTTTGCATACACAAGCAAAGCCCTCAAGAACTATCCTCTATTCACATTCTGGGATCAGATATTCTATGCCATCAAAGGCATCAAGAACATCAGACCATTTCACTATGGATTCGACAGAGAAACTATGGAAACTGAAATGAAGAAACTCATTCAATGGCAGGACTATGGAGGCAAGCATTGTGAGAATGTTTATACTGAGTTTGTCGGATCATGGCTGCTTCCAAATAAGTTTGGCATTGACAAACGTATCGTTTACCTATCAGCTCAAGTGAGATCCGGGAAAATAACCAAGGCACAGGCCCGAGAATATCTTGCCAACAAATCTGAGTTCGATGGTGAGAAGCTCGGTGATAGCTTTGATAAATTCATGACTCTTGTAAACATCCGCAAAGGTGACAGAACCAAATATGCCCGATACAATTTCAAGGCATACAGACCACTGATCTGGATACTTGCCAAGATCAATGTAGTTCCCTATACTTTTTACGTCAAATACTGTAAGTGATGCCAATACCTAAACCAAGACCAGGAGAGAGTGAGAATGAATTCGTGCAGAGATGTATGGGTGATGAGAAGATGAAATCTGAATATCCATCGACACAAAGGTATCCCGTATGCAAAGCATCATGGTCCAGAGCGAAACATGAGTTCCAAGATGTATACAATGACTATCCGGATGCTGTAGTGAATAACGCCAAAAGAGGCATCGAACTCAATGATAAGGTCAACAACAAATGTGCCACTCAGGTAGGCAAAGTGAGAGCGCAACAGCTTGCCAATCGTGAGAAGGTATCCATCGAGACAATCAAACGGATGTACAACTACCTTTCAAGAGCTGAGGTCTATTACGACAATGGCACTCCTGAAGATTGTGGGTACATCAGTTACCTGCTATGGGGAGGCAAAGCAGCCAAGGAATGGGCGCAGTCAAAGATCAATGATTTCAACAATGGCTAGGATATCCTTTGACTATGATGGGACCATCTCAACGGCCAAGGGAACCGAACTCGCTCAGAGATTCATTGATAAGGGTGATACTGTCTACATCATATCAGCCAGATCACGCAAGGGAGGTATGCTCGACAAAGCAGATCAGCTCGGAATACTTCATTCGAGAGTATATGCGACAGGATCCAATGAGGCTAAAATTGAAAAAGTGAAACAGCTCAAGATACAACGTCACTATGATAACAATCCAGACGTAGTAAAGGAGCTTCCTGGTATAGGTAAACTTTTTAAATAATATAATATAATATAATATAATATAATATATATATTAAAAGTGGAACAGAATTCCATAGTATAGATTAGGCCTATGGCAAACAAGCACAGAAATATCGATGAAGACGAGCTGAGAACACTCGCATGGAAATACATTGACGAATGTGAGAATGCTACCAAAGAGATAGCTACCAACAGCGGAGTCAAAGAAATCAAAGAAAGAGTTCTACCAGATGTTAGACACTTTCTACGAATTTGGCTAAGGCGAAACAATTTTGAATTCTATCAGAAGAGCCATTGGTATAGAGCTATTGACAATCCTAATCATCCATTAGGGGACACAATAAAAAATATTGATGATGACTTCAAGGCTCTGGCCATCCATATCGTAGGCAATGAGGGCAAAGGAATCTTCTACGGAAAGAACTTCCTGGGGATGAATGACAGACAACAGATCGAACAAAAGAATGTTGATAAGTTTGATTTCGAGGAATAAGTCTTATCTTCAACGCAACTTCATAAAGTAGAATGTTAGGTATCCGGGTGGCGCAGCGCACTGCGCTAACTTTTACATGGCTACAATCAAAGGATACAAACCACATGACAACCAGCGAATGATTCACAACGCTATCAATTCAGGAGCGCAGAAATACTATGCTCTGAATATTGGTAGGCAGTTTGGAAAGACATTGCTCGGGATCAATCAGCTTTTGTACTGGGCTATCAATGATCCAGGGTGCAAGATCGCATGGGTGACTCCTGTCTACAAGCAAGGCAAGAAAGTATTCGCAGATCTGGAGAGGGCAGTCCGCAGCTCAGGACTATTTGAGTTCAACAAGTCTGATCTAATTGTGAGTGGGTTTGGATCCACTATTGAATTCTTTTCAGGCGAGAGGCCTGACAACATCCGAGGGAATACATTCAACTACATGATCGTGGATGAGATGGCATTCACCAGGCCCGAGCTTTGGGATGAGGTCCTATCAGCTACTGTCATGGTCAAAGGAAAGAAGGTCATCTTCATATCAACTCCCAAGGGAAGGAATCACTTTCACCGGATCTGTATGCAGCCAAACTATGATGAGAGGTATGCGTACTTTCATTTCACATCCTTTGACAATCCCATGATAGATCCGCAGGAACTCAATGAGAGAAAGCGGTCACTCCCTGATCATATATTCAGACAGGAATACATGGCCGAGTTTATCGACAATGCTTCAGGACTATTCAAGGATATCAGATCCTGCGTGGGTACCTGGCCAGCTCAAGGCAAGAACTATGCTGGCCTTGACATCGGTAGAGCAGATGACTACACTGTGCTGACTATTCTGAATGAAGCAGGACAGATGATCTATCTAGGCCGATGGAGACATGATGAATGGACCAAGATCATCGACAAGGTAGAGGCACAGATCCGCAAGTACAATGCAGTGACTCTGATTGAGGTCAATAACCAGGGAGACATATTCCATGAGATGCTGTCATCTCGTATGCGTAACCTGATCAATCCATTCACTACCACATCCAAAACAAAGCCGGTGATCATTGAGGATCTTGCCCTGGCATTTGAGCAGCATGATATCAAGATCATGGAGGAGGGATGGCTCATTGATGAGCTTGAGAATTTCACGTATATTTACAATCCGAATACAAGATCAGTTCAATACTCTGCACCTATAGGGATGCATGATGATGGAGTGATCTCACTCGCACTGGCATGGCATTGCAGAAAGCACTACAGCAAGCGAGGCCAATACAAGATACTAAGAGCATGAAACAGATACAAGCATCCTATCCAAAGAGCATCAGAGAATGCACTCCAGATCAGTTAACGAAATGGCTGATGTTGGCACCGATCATCCAGGACACAAATAAGACCTTGAGCAACATGCTTGATTTTCACTGCCAGCTGATCAGTATCTTCACCGGGCTATCCATGAATCAGGTTCGCAAGGTTCATGTAGATGACATCCTAAACCTGGCAACAGAATTGCTCAAGATGTTGGCTGAGTTTAAAACTGAGGAGCCATCAGGATCTGTCACCATTGATGGGAATACCTATACCTTTGAGAAAAATTTTGAGTACATCACTACCGGTCAGATCATTGACATGAAGCTGATCGAGGATGTATCTCAGTCACCTGCTGAAGCACTTGCCATCTGCTATGTTGAGGAGGGTATGGAATATTGCCAGGAAGATCCGCGAGGAAAGGTATTGAATCCAAACAAAAAGAGGGAGGATATCTTTAAAGCCAAGTTCCCTGGTGATGAGTTCCTGAATTTCTTCGCTTTTTTTTTGCGCGAATCAGAGAAGCGGAAGCTCGCTATCATGGGGATTCAATCAGCGAGGATGACACTGATGAATCAGAATCTTCTGAAGCAACTGTCAGAGATTCCGAATGGTTTGCCTGGACAAAGAACATCACGTACCTGGCTAAAGAAATTGGTAAAGATGTGGACACTATCACGCATCAGCCATACGTGAAGACGTTATTCTGGCTGAATTTCTACAAGATAAAAACGGAACAAGATTACATCTTATATAAGAATGGCAGAGTTTGATTTCTTAGAAGGATTGGGATTCTCACAGACTGATCTCGCTCAGCCTGAGTCAGCGTATGATAAGTTCATTCTGGCACTTGGTAACTCAGTCACAGAATCATTCAGAGATTACATCAGAGAGAATGTAAACAATACAGGAGCATTGGCTCAATCTGTGGTGTACTTCCCAACAGGTGAGATGAGCTTTGAGATCCAAGCGGATCAATACTACAAGTTCCAGGATGAGGGTGTGAATCCTGTAGGGCAAAGTAAGTTCCCAACAAACTATCAATTCAAGCTACCATTCGTAACCAAGGCCCATGCGATGGCCATCAGAGAATGGAAAGGATATGACATGAGTCATGCCTATGCATCGGCAGCAGCCACCAAGTTTAAATATGGATTGAAGCCTCGCAATATCACAGCTAATGTCATGACTGATGAGGTGCTGAATAAAATAGCATCTGATCTGGCCGAGGTGACAGGACTGATCTTTGAGGTAGCATTCACAAAAAATACTGAAAAATGGCAATAACTTTTGTAAGCGATCCAGATCCGTTCTTCCCTGTATGCAATGAGACAAACTGGGTATTTGAATCAGATGAGACTGCTCAACCAAATTTCTCATTCATCGTTGAGCTTTATATGAGTGGTATCTTGCAATCAACTCATGAGGTCTATCCTGAGAGTGGAATTGCTGGCAAGTTCAGTCCGACAGGAATTGCCAGAGCAGCGGTGACATCGAACTATCCAGATGCTTCTGTACTGTCTCAGAATCTCAATCCTGATTTGTATTGGGATGTGATTGTCTATGAGAAATACGGCACTCCTCCTGTCATTGATCTTGGATCAGCAACATCAGCTCCTGCTGTAGTTTATTATTTAAACGGATCATTCAGATTTGGAGAGACACTTGATTACGCATATGAGGATTACGATATTGAGACAGGTGGAAAGGGAGATCTATTCTTGACTGACTTTCCAAGGAATCGCAGAGATCTGGTATCCTATAGTGAATCTAAATTTTTGGCAATCATCAACAGCGGTGTTGATAACTGCACTGGATATGTTTATCTGTATGATATTTCAGGATCTGTCATTGCATCAGCTACATGGATAGGCGCATTGGGTACTAATTTGAGAACTCCGATGATTAGCTGTGGACCTTTATCTTTAGTATCAGGCACATCCCTTGTCCAGAGTGATTTCGACAATTGCTATTATTACACTATACAGATCAAGCAAACAGCAACTCCATCAAAGGATTCAGAGATTTACAGAATATATTACGACACATCCTGTTCTGCATATCCAAGAAGGAGATTGATCTGGCTTAATAAATTTGGAGCATGGGATAGCTTTACGTTCACTTTGCTTTCAGAGGATTCAACTGATATCACATCGAATAAATATACCAGGAGATCAGGCCGATGGGTAGGAGGTGATTTTCAATTTGATCTAAGTGATGGCCAGCAGATGACACAGAGCAAATTCATGCAGGATAAATTGATTCTGAATTCAGACTGGATCCATGAGGATGTACAGCAGTGGCTTGTTCGTGAGCTTTATGAATCACCAAGAGTATACCTGCAAAATGACTTTGGTACTGATGTGCTTGAGCCTGTGAATGTGACCAATGCAAACTATATTCTGAAACAAAGAAGGAAAGCAGGACTCATTCAGGAGCTTGTTCAGATTGATAGGACCTATACTAAAATATCACAGCTGGGATAATGGAACTGTACATCAATAACTTTAAGGTTGATATCAATGATAGACTGCCTTTCCCGTTGACATATAGCATCAGTGACATCAAGAATCTGAGCGAAAGGAAAGGTAACAACTCAAAGACTATCAGCATTCCAGGGACCAAGGGGAATCTGTTCCTGATGTATAATGCTTTTAGCTTGAGCGTAACGGCAGGAGTCACAGGTGAGGTCAGCTCATTTGACTTTGATCCCACTACCAAGGCAATAGCTCGATACTATGAGCAAGGGATCCTGCAATTCAATGGGTATTGTCAGCTGATAGATTGCGAATATCTGAATGGTGACTGGTCATTCAATATAGTTCTATTCAGTGATCAGCTTGATTACATTGCCAGACTCGCACAGATCAGAGTGAACGAGCTTGACTGGTCCGCATATGATCATGCATGTATCAGAGCTAATCAGACTGATTCATGGGCAGGAACTGTACAGGTGAATTCTGTATCAACGGCAAATAAGACTGGAGCTAATTGGGATGGGTTCGGATATTACTACGGGCTGATTGACTATGGATTCAGCAGAGTGGCACCGGATACATTCGCAGTGGATCAGATCCCTCCTCAGATGTTCTGCTATGAGATCCTGCAAAAAGCATTTGAATACGCAGGCATCACATGGAATAGTGCATTCCTGGAATCACAGACATTCAAGCGTTTGCTCATGGCCTATCAGGGAGGAGAGCTTCCGAATGTCAACGCAACATTGGCAGCACAGTATAGTGCATACAATGATGAGGACAATAGGCCAGATGGGTACATCTTGCAGACAGGTCTATCAATCACATCTCAGGGATGGCAAGCAATATTCGGAGGGGGTGGAGATCGTAAAGCAGACTACAATCTTGCTGTGAATACTCAGCCTGTATATGGCACCATGATCACAGATCCAGAAGGACAGATCACTACAGGCACTCCGCTGACATTTCAGGCTGCATATGGTGGACTGTTCCTGCTTGAATATGCAGGAGATCATGATATCACATTTGATTTTAATATCGCAGGAGCTACCATTGTTGATGCGCATCTGAGATTCTCATTGCAGCTCTTGGTATATAAGAATGGATTTGCTATCAGCAATAACATCGTATACCAGGGAGATCTGGACAATGCCACTGGAGATGTGACTGGCACTGTATCATTCAACTATTCAGAGGTGTTTAATTTGGCCATCAATGATGTATTGACATTCAGATACGTTTGCCAAGTGTTTGATAGTGATATCCGGGTGGATGCGATACCGAGTACATTCTCGACATCATTCAACATCACGAATGTGAATGCTCAGATCAATATACTCAAGCAAGAGCAGACATTCGCACCCGGATCTACTGTACAGCTGAATCAGTTCCTTCCGGATATGGACTGTGCTACATTCCTGAAGGGAATCACTACGGCATTCAATCTGTACGTGAAGCCATCCACAGATGATCCTACAATCCTTGAGATTGAGCCATTGAATGATTTCTATGGAAGCACAGCGGATGCATTGAACTGGACTGATAAGGTAGATCACAGCAGAGTGATGAGGGTAACTCCGACAATCAATTTTGCCAGCAAGGACTATTCTTTCAAATTTGCAGAGGATTCAGATTACTACAATGCAGCCTACATGAGTGATAGGAATCAGCAATATGGATCATTCCTGCTTGAATCACAGAATCAATTCAGTAAAGATACTACAGAATTCACTCTGCCATTTGCTCAGAAGCTGCTTGTCAACATCCCATTTGATGATGTGACGTTCACAAATATTGTGATCCCTCGATCATTCCAGGTGAGATTCAATGAGGATGGATCCTCAGATGTAAATGTAGCTAAGGGCAAGTCGTTCCTGGTACAGCTCGGACCAATGACATCAGCTGCATGGAACCATATTGATGAGGCAGGAGTGAGCCATGCTGAGAGTAGTTATCCGTATGTAGGGCATCTTGACAGCTTGACATCACCAACATTCGATTTTAATTTCGGGGTGCCAGATTACATCTACTATGATGGAGCAGCATATACCACACAGAATCTGTATTTCTACCATGAGCAATTCATGAAGGAGATCATCTCCCGATTTGGCAAGCAGATGAACTGCTATATTAAGATCACTCCTGACATGGTGAATCTCTTGGACTTCAAGAAACTTATCAACATTGATGGGGTAGTATACAGGCTCCAGAAGGTAGAGAACTATGATTCAGGAAAGGATGAAACTACAGCAGTGGAACTGATTCGCATAATAAAGAGTGAGGGACTCGCAGCATTCACCACTATTCCTCCATTCGTTCCATCACTTGGGGCTACATGGAGAGTCACAGAGGCAGGAGGCATTGCGAACAACAGGATCACAGAAGATGGAACACAAATAAGAAGAACAGAATAGTATGGCACAATGGGAAGAGATCCTGGTAGCAAGCCAGGGAACAATCGTAGTAAACGATACAAATGAGAAAACAATAGCATTCGATGCAATCTTTGTACTTGAGGATACAGTATTCAACAGCATCAAGATTGCTGGAGTGGATAAAAAGTCTGAGATCATCACAACTCCTGGAACTGCGGTAAAAGCAGGAGCAATGATCAGAGCAAGTGGAGCGCGTAAATTCTCTGCTGTAGATTTGACATCAGGATCGGTGATCTTAATTCTCTGATCATGTACGGATACGGATTCTCAATGTTATTCAATAGTGTTCGCACTGCCATCAGTGCAGCTGCTTCACTATTCAACAGGGTAACAGAGGACAATATTGAGAGAATAACAGAAGATAATCAACAACGAATAACAGAATAACATGGCACAAAAGATAAGTGGATTGACAGCAATGTCAGCGGTAAGAATGGCAACAACGGATCTCCTCGAGGTATCAGTGGATTCAGGAGGTGGCTCATTCGTTTCAAGAAAGATGACAGGATCACAGCTCGCAAGAACCATTCCGGTGGAGATTGTGGTAGCTGCTTCTGATGAAACAACAGCATTGACTGCTGGCACTGGGAAGGTGACATTTAGAATGCCTCATGCAATGACATTGACATCTGTGCGAGCATCCTTATCAACTGCTCAGGCATCAGGTAGTATCTTCACTGTTGATATCAATGAAGGAGGCACATCTGTACTGAGTACAAAGCTGACAATCGACAACACAGAGAAGACATCCACAACAGCTGCAACTGCTCCGGTGATATCTGATAGTGCATTGGCAGATGATGCTGAGATAACTATTGACATTGATCAAATAGGGAATGGCACAGCAAAAGGTTTGAAAGTTACATTGATAGGTTACAGAGCGTAAGTCATGGGAATGATCATCAATCCATATTTAGTGCAGCCAAGTGTGCCAGCATTCACGGGAATCCTTGACACATACACGGGAGCTGCTGTAGCTTATTCCGCTGCACGTAGATTATCTTCATCTTACACAGGCGCATTGATTCGTGTACGTAGGAGTTCTGATAACACAGAACAAGATATAGGATATGACGGAAGCAATGTGCTTGATGAATCTGCTCTTACTACATTTGTCGGTGCTGGAAATGGATTTGTAGTTAAATGGTATGATCAAAGTGGAAACTCAAATCATGCAGTACAATCAACTGCTGCTAATCAACCACAAATAGTATCAAGTGGTGTGGTTAATACTTTGGCAGGATTATCAACAGGTAAACCTTGTTTGACATTTGATAATACAAACGACTTCTTTGATTTGACATCTCTTATAGCTACTGCTAATTATACGGCATTTGTAGCACAAAAAAGAACAAGTGGCAGCACAAGCAGTCAGTGGATATCACAGAAAACAAGTGGAGCAGGAACGAGACCTTATGCTGCTATTTTATATAATACTACTGGAACTTTTTTCATGAGTACATATAATTCATCTACTCAAATAACAAGTACAAATAGTACCACAAATTACATACTTCTTACAAGTAGATGGGGATCAACACAGAATATATATATAAATAATTCTGCTATCACTACGTCAACAGGAACTGATCCTAATAGTGGAACGGGATTCGATGTAATAGGTAGGAGAGGGCCTACTGAATTTTCAGGTGTAACTAATACAGAGATTATTCTATACTCATCAGATAAATTGAGTGATTTGACAGGAATATCTAATAATATCAACACATTCTATTCTATCTACTAATGCAAGTAACAGGCTATAAATACACGACAGAACAGGCAGCTATTGATGCAAGGGAATCATGCGATACTTACTACGGGATTCCTGTTTCACCTGATGACGTTACACAGAATTGGGTAGAATATCAAGAAGCAAGTTTAAACACACCAATCTTTTGGTATATAAGATACGATGATTCTCTCAATGTAGTATTGGGAACACCCGAAACATTTGATGTTGAGACTCCTCCGTTCCCTCCATTGAATTGATGTAAATAGATTAACTTTACAAAGGCCGGGTGACTGGCCTTTTTTTGAATAAAGACATGGCAAATAAAGAAGCAGTTTTTTCGCTAAGGGTTGACACAGGCAGCTCAGTACAGGATGTACAATCATTTGACAAGGCAATCAATGATCTGAATAAGGATGTGCAGAATGTACAGAAGACTGCGCAGAGTGGCACTGGGCTTGATACCTTTGATCAGAAGATGTCAGAACTCAATGCCAGGGTAGAGGCAGGAGGGATGACAATGCGCGAGCTGACTCAAACCATGAAGCAATACCAGACTATTGCTGCTCAAGCTGGGATGGAGTCACCTGTAGGGCAACAAGCATTGCAGGCAGCTGCACAGCTCAAGGATGAAATCGGTGATTTGAAGGCTGCCACCACTGCACTATCTTCTGACTTTGTTGCACTTGATACTACACTCGCAGGAGTGGAGACAGGAGCTGCTGTATTCCAGGGATTCCAATCTGCTATTGCTTTGACTGGAGTGGAATCTGAGGCATTGGTACAAACTATGGTGAAACTGCAAGCTGTGCAAGGGGTGGTCAATGCTGTGCAGACTGTAGCAAATAATTTGAATTCAGATGCGATTCTTGGGATCCAGCTCAGAACATTCTGGGAGAAAGCATATACCAAAGTAGTAGGTGAATCTACAGGCGCATTGAAAGGATTCAAAATAGCACTTGCAGCTACAGGAGTGGGGGCACTCGTAGTACTGATTGGTGCATTGATAGCTAACTTTGATGATTTAAAAGCTGCAATCTTTGGTACAAATGAAGCTGCTGATGCTATGCGTGAAACGATGGATGCCTATCGTCAAGGAGCTGAATCAGCAATACAAAGCACCACAGACGTAGGCAATGCATTTGAATTGGCTAAGCAAGGAGTCATATCAAAAGAGGAGGCCTTGTATACATACAATGAAACTCTGGGTGATACATTTGGAAGGGCTACTAATTTGAATGAAGCCGAACAGCTATACATTAAAAAGAAAGATGCATTCATAGCCGCAACAGCAGCGAGAGCTCAGGCACAAGCATTATTTGCTAAGGCAGCAGAGGAAAGTGCCAACGCACTCACAGCTCAATTTGAGGATCAGACAAACATATTGCAGAAGACTGCTGCTGGATTTACATCTTATTTCTTTGGAGTCAAAGCAGGAGCCGATCAGTTAATAACATCACAAAAGAAAGAGGTCGTTGAGGCTGAAAAAACATCTAAGAGAAAGGCCAAAGTTTATGAGGATGCAGGAAAAGCAAAACTCAAAGAGGCTGAGACTACTGAAAATGCAAATGGTATAATCTCTGAGAATGAAAAGAAAACTCAGGATGCCATTGCAGCTAAACGAAAAGAAGCAGCTGAGAAGGCTAAGAAATTAAGAGAAGATCAATTAAAGGCGGCCAAGGAAGCATGGGAGAAAGAGAAGGAACTATCTACAAAATATGCTGAGGATCTCATTAAGATCATTGATAACAGAGTCAAAAAAGAAGATGGCATCATCCGGACATCTCAAATGACTAAAGCTGAATGGGCTGCCAAAGAAGCTGAGCGAATAAATAAACTACGTGAGAAGGAATTTAAAGATGCCGAGGGATATCTCCAGGCGGATCTGACAAATAATCAAAACAACTTTGATGCCAGAAGACAATTGCTTGAATTACAGCGTGAGCAAGAACTGTCAAATAAAGAATTGACAGAAGGTGAGATCACTGCAATTGAGGCTAAATATGCTGAACAAAGAAAAGCAATACAGCAGGAGGAAAGAGATTTGAAAATTCAAGCCGTTCAAAATACTCTTACTACCATCAGCAATCTTGCTCAATTATTTGCAGGAAGCAGTGAGAAACAACAGAGAAAAGCATTCCAGGTGCAAAAGGCAGTGAGCATTGCACAGGCTACTATAGATACTTACAAAGCAGCTCAAGCGGCATATGCATCATTGGCGGGTGTTCCGGTAGTCGGACCTGTCCTTGGTGCTGCTGCCGCAGCTGCTGCTGTTAGTGCAGGTTTATTGAATGTAAAAAATATAGCATCTCAAAAATTTGAGGGAGGAGGATCTACAGGAGGAGCGGCAGCTGCGCCAAGCATTGGATCAGCAGGCGCAGGAGCCACAGCTGGACAGTTAGGAGGCAATGCTGCGAATGCTAACCTGAATACTCAGCAACAGAATACAGCTGAGCTGATAGCACAAAGCAATCAAGGCGCACCGGTATATGTTCTTGAGTCTGATATCACAGGCACTCAGAACAAGGTAGCTATGCAGAATAAGCTAAGCGTCTGGTAATAAATTCTCGCTGTGCTTTCTGATTGAACCAAGTATCAGAGGTGCTGAAAGATCCGTAAAGGCTCAGGAACTCCTGGGCCTTTCTTATTTCATTTGCCACTTTGAGATTCTCACCTGGTATATATTCGCATCCGTAGTAATTCAGATACATTGATTTGATGAAATGATTGTGCTGCTTCCAGGTGATGCGGTCAAATAGGCCGATGAGCTTATCTGAATCCATGAGTACAGGCTGATGGCACTCAAAATTCATGATCGGTTTGTTCACTGACTTGAGAAAATCAATAGTATTCTGCATTGCTTCCTGATATGTGGGTGCATGCCGTTCATTGATCTGCATCTCACCACTGCTCAGGATCCTATCAAAGCGAAAATTCGGGCCAAGAAAAAAGTCATCATTCATATAGCAGAAGGTGCCATCCACATGCCAGGCAAAATGCATCATCTTATTGGTCACATCGCATCCTCTGATGGGTAGAGTGCTGATAGGTATATGAATGCCATCAGGATGTGGATCTCCAATGATGTAAATTTCAGCATCAGGATCAAATGATCTGAGCCATTTGATAGAATGAGACAGAACATCCACTTTGTTCTGAGCTTTGCGGTAGGGATAGACGTATTTCATTGGAACAAAAATACATATTTCTATATATGAAAAGAGAACTTCCTGTATATGAGATCTACATCGATCTAAATGATGAGGATACAACTGTTGAATTCAACTCACTTGTATCAGATCCAGCGCATGAGATCAGCTATCAGACTTTCAGCCAATCTAAAAGATATCAATTCAATGA